TTCTCTATTTACAGTTCTATTTCCTTTTTCATCTGTTATAAAATGATAAATCTGAATAAAGCCGGCTTTTTGTAACAGCAAGTTAGGAACCATTGCGACCACGGTTGTGTCAATCTCTTTTGCTATTACTACTAATGATTTTTTATCCTTCCGATGAGCAAAATGGACTTCGTCACCTACGTTTGCTTTTGGTAGAACAACATAGATATTGCTATCCCATTGGAATGCGTAGGTGCGTTCATCAAGTAATCGCATATAAAATTCCTCCTTACTCATTCCTCAAATTATAAGTAAAAACTATTCAACCTCTTTTCAAGATTTTAGAAAAGAAACTTTCTTCCCCTCACTTTTTAGTGAAAACTTGAAAAAGTCGAATTTTCTGCTATAATAAATATATAAAGAATTTATAAAGAGCGAGGAATTATTTATGATCAAAGAGAATTTTTCAGAACTTATCAATGCAGTAAGAAATCATAGTGAGTATATTTGTAATTTATATAAAGACTATGGTATTGATTTTGTAAATAGTCCTGTTATGGAAATTGAAAGTGAGATTACAAAATATTTGAAGGCCCAGTTTGATGATAAGTGTGATTGGATTAGTTACTGGATGTGGGAACTAAACTTTGGAGAAAAATGGAAGCCAGGCACTGTAACAGAAAATGGGAATGATATTCCTCTAAAAACAATAGATGACCTTTGGAATCTTCTGACAAAGTAAAAAAAAATAGACCCTACACTTCTAAGGTGTAGGGTCTTTTCTTATGGCTTTGAAAAGTAATGATCGCCAACTTTTGCAACTGGAGTTCCAAAATCATGATATTGACCGGTTCTAAACCAACAAATATCAGGAATTCTCCCTCCATTCAATACATAATAAATAACCTCATATTGTGTCGCTGTTGGTTCAGCGTCATCAACATATGGTGCGGGCTCGAAAGCGTTTATATTATGTGCGCTATCCCAAATTGAGGTATTGTTTCTTTCACAATAATTTAGAATAGCAGAACAAGTATATACCTGCCCTTCCCAAGATTGATTTCCTGCTTCACACCACAGAAGTTTTGCTAGAATTTCTTCTTCCTCAAAATAAACTATTTTAGTTTGAAGTTCTTCTTCTAGGGCGCGATTGCGTTCCTCAAGTTCTTGGATTTGTTGCTCTTTACTAGTATTCTCTGCTGACAAGTTAGAATTTTCTCTTTCAATAGCATCAATTTTTGTAATAAAAAAATTAGCCTGGGCAATAAAACCCAGGCAGATAAATGAGATAATTGCCAACAGGAGAACTAAGTTTTTACGTGTCATAAGACTTATCCTCCTTCAGTTTTATCTTTTACTTTAATTTCTCAATCCATTTTTTTGCAGACCAATCTTTGGTCATATCTTTCCAAGTCTTATCACTAAAACAAAACTGGCGAATTACTGGATTAGAAATTTTATTTACAGTAGAGGCGAACTCCTTTCGGGAGGTAAAATGGAACTGGGACTGGAGAAGAGAACGAAGGAGCTCAGCCTCTGCTTGTAAAGTAGATTTTCTCTTCTGAAGTTCCTGTAATTTGGGAAGATATTCACTTGCGTAGCAAGAAAACTCTTCAATTTCTCCTTTTAGGATTACTTCCATTAGACGCTCTTCTGTAATTACGTTATTATTTCTCATATAATGAGCTATAATATACGCAGGAGACTTTACTTTTACCCGATTGAAATTAGAATCCCTTACTACATATCCCTCTTTATTCCATGGTAATTTTTCAGCCATTTCAATTACATTTTCAAATTTATTGCAATGGAAAATTTTAGGAGTTCTTAATTTAGGAAAATCTTCAGGAAAATAATACTCGCAATAAGGTTCAGCCATAAGCCTCTGACCCAAATAGAAAATTTCTGTTGAGTCGTAAGGGATAACTACTCGAGTATATGGCGAAACCATTTCAAACATATAGGTAAAATTAGGAATTAGTTTAGAGGTAAATTCTTTAAGATTATGGTAGCCCGCCCCGAGTAGAGCCAACTCAAAAACTTCTCCAAAGGTTTTAATTATAGCATTACCAGTCGGTGCAGAATATGCATCGATACCAGAATTGGTAACTAGATACCATTCGCCTTCCCAGTAGAAAAGACGCATCAGCGACCCGTCTATTTTCTCCATAATTCGCGCGGTAGTCCAATCGATTGCAGAGGCATTAGGCTCCCCATAGTTGAAAAACTTGTCAAATGCTCTGGATACACACTCCCAAGTTCCTTCCGCAAAGACTGCTCCTCTGGCTTCGCGGACAATTGGATTAGAAAAATCAGACTGATTTTGGTTATACTTGAAACTTACGAAACCTTTCCACTTGTTCCATTTTAGGCAATAAGGCTCTCTATCCAAGATTTCCTCCCAATCGTCTTTATGCTCCATTAGAAACTTTTGAAGTTCCATTTTAGCCTCCTTTCTACGCCTGCCAAAATTCACATTCTTGTTCTTTCAGTGTCTCTAGATGCTCCTCATTATTTATGTCAAAAGGCTCTATATTATAGATAATATCACTCTCAATAGAGTCGGCATACAAGTCATCAATATAGTTCTCTTCCGCTTGAGACATTTCCCCTATAATAAAACCCTCATTCTCAGCAATCTCTTCCCAAGTTTCAACTCCACAAAGCCCTTCATAACTATCTCTATCCTCTACTGCACTATCATAACAAAACTTTAGCGCGCTCTGAGCATCTCTTGCCTCAATAGCAATATTATAAATAGAATTAGTTGCACTACAGCCATAAGTTCCAAAAAATTTCATTTAGTCCTCTCCTCTCACACTTCCAAGCATATCACATTCATTTAAAAGCTCTAAGGCTTCACGAGCACTTTTTGGAATTTCTTTTAAAACTTTACTTTTTCTTGAACCAAATTCCATATGAAGAGCAATAAGCAACAACGCCTGTTCAAAAGCTGGTTTGAGACTTCCACTTGTAACAAAATCATAGGAGGTCATAAAAAGATAGGCTCCATAGTTTTCATGTCCATAGTAATGAGCTTTATCAGTAGTCTTCTTTTTGCTTCTATCATAAAAAGTCTTAGTATAGAATTTTCCAATATCATGATATCGTGATGCAAGAAGCAAATAATATTCATTAGTACGCAAAGACATCTCCATTAAAGTTCTATTAAGATGTTCTTGTACGCTCTCTGTATGCCATGGTGTGCAGTCATGTGGCATAACTGCTTTTGGAAAATAATCAATTAGCTTTTTATAATCTGAGGCAGAAAAATTGGGATTATTATAAATCATAATACTATCCCAGCCTTCATAATCTAAAGGAATTTGAAATTGAGTAGCTTGTCGATGAATAACCTTTTTCCCAACTTTTCTGCTTCTGTTTTGGTCTCTTTTAATACAAATTTCAATTGGAGTTGCAACAATCATGCAAATTTTTTCACAAGTGATATCTGAAAGAGTACGAAGAAAGCTAATTCTTTTATTTCTGTTTAAATTCGTAGCATCATAAATACAAATTTCGTTCTTCCTTAAAGCTTTTTTAATTCGTTTATGAAGCTCGTTGAAAACTTCTCCATTATGAGTTTGATTGTTTTCATTTCCAAAAAGTTCTTCTCGAATTTTGTCAGAAGAAAAAACTTTTCCACCAGACAGCTTAGCATATTCTTCTGCCAAAGTGCTTTTTCCAGAACCAGAAAGTCCCATCAACATAATTAATGCTGACATTATTTTGTGTTCATCCCCTTTCTTATAACCAATAAATGTTTACATCTCTTTCCATCTGTGCAACCTGCTCGATGAGGATTCGTACATTTTTCATGTACTTGGCGCTGACCGAGCTTACAGTTGTGAAGAAGGCAATAGCCTTCCTCACTTCTCTTCAGCCAAGCCATTCTCTTTCAGAACCTCACGCATCCACTCATTATACCATCCACGATTCTGGAAATACCGCTTCATAAAACACATTGCAACTCCCTTTTCTGCATCAAAAGAATCTCCAGTCTGACACTTCACAATAGTCTTAGTTCCATCCTTCCAAAGAGCAACAGTCGTACCCTTTTCCTTATTGATAACAAACTTCGCCGTTACCTTAGGACGAGGAGGAGCAGTAATAATTTCGGCAGTGGTAATCTCACGAATAATACCGCCAAAATTAGGCCGAGTAGAAACAATAGAACAGACCTTGACAGGACTAGCATAGGTTGTAATTTCATCAGCAATAATCTTATAAGTCGCGCCCTTAATGAGATTCAACTTAGTCTTATAGACATAATTCTTCTCCGTACCACTAAACTTAACATAGACATAATTCATTTTCTTATTCTCCTTTCTTATTAAAAACCACTATAATCAAAAATAACCGGTGCATCATTCAAATATCCAAAATTTCCTTTATGAAGGTCATTGATATCATTTTCATAGATAAAATCAAAAAGTTTTCGATTTTCTCCAATAATGGCCTCAACTACTTCATAATCATCCATATCATTTTCAACATAGCTGCTGATTCTATCAGCATAATCTTCATCAGTCTCTTTCTCTTCCTGGGGATTGTTGCTATATGCAAAATTCCAACATTCACTAGTAATTGTTGAATCTTCTTTATCTACCAGTCTTTGTAGATAAATTGGAATTTCATCAATTACTCCATAGAAATAACAAGGAGCAAAAAAGTTAGTAAGATGAGCTTTATGAGCCCGTGCGTAATTTTCTGCTTCACGATGACAATAATTGATTTCAGTCTTATAAGGAATCTTTATAACCCAACCATCATCCCCAAACTTCACTACAATTTTTGTGCATCCATTCGACACTTTTAGGTTAGTATTTTTGGAAAGTTCCAAACACCAAACATTGAAACGATTACTATTTTGCTTATAGGTGCCTTTGAAGAAATCGGTAATTCCCCATTCATTTAGAACTTGCGCTACCTCATGAATAGTTTGACGAGAGGGAAAATCCATTTTATTTACTCCTTTCTCACTTTCTATATATATTATATTATAAATATAAGAATTTTTCAAA